CCGCGTCCAGAAGTTGTTCACGACGCGAATGAGTATTTGAAGTCTGATCCACTCAATGGCGTTGGCATACCTAGCTCCTTCCCTGTCTTTGAAGAAGCTATGAATTCTTATTACTACGGCCCAGAAATTAAACGGACTCCTTACGATCACACGATGGCGCAAATTGTCGATGGAATCGAGGCAAGAACACGTTGAGCGCCCCTTGTGTCCCTGGCAGGGATGCGGCGGCAGCTTAGAGTTTTGGGAAGAGCAGATATTTGATAGCACGTTTTTAGCAATGGGCTGCTCTAAATGCCCTGGCATATGGTTTCGGTATCAAGATGCTGGCGAGTGGCTTTGCTCAATGGGTTATGTCGAGTGGAGGAGCCGTGTTCACAGACAAGAGTATCGAGTGGGGAATTTGGGAAGGCTGCGGGATGGATGTAGTTATTCGTCTGATTGACCCAGAAGAAGAGCTGGCTAATTTTTTATTTGATTGCGAAGCGTTTTTTGAAGAGGACGAGTAATGACTCAGAAGAGAAAAGTTGGCCCAGGCGGTGGAGACTTCGCGCTTAACCCTAATCGGTTTGGCGGCGGCAAGAGCATAGTCACTGGCAGGAAAAGCAGTGTCTCAAAGAAATCTAAAGAGAAACTTAAGGAAAAGAAAAAGGAAGCCCCAGAAAAACCAAAAACAAGTAAAAAGTTGGATGATCTGGTAAAGCGAATGAGTCGTCTTTACGGAGCGAAAGAGAAGTCGGAGAGAGAAGGCAAAATTGCGGCTCAAAACAAGAAAGTTCAGGATGCTAAAGATAAAAAAGAGAACGAAAAAATTTGGCTAAAGAAACTGGAGAAGAGTCTATTGAAAGATAGTGCGCGGGATAGACGCAACTAATGACCTGGAATAACTTTAGCCGAGAAGAGTTTGCATGTAACTGCGGCTGCAACGCTAACGATATTAAGGATGAGCTGGTAGACCGCTTGCAGATCGTAAGGGAAATGTACGGCAAGGCGATGCGTATCAACTCAGGCCATCGCTGCAAAAAGTCAAATGGCAACGCTGGTTCATCTAGCACTAGCTCGCATCTCATAGGCGAAGCGGCTGACATAGGCTGCACTAACTCGAAGGACAGAGATGCGTTGGTAGGTTTTTTAAGGACGCAGTTTTCTCGCATGGGTATTCACAAGCAGTTTATCCACGTTGATATTTCAGATGATAAGAAAGCATCGCCAGTTTTATGGGTGTACTAATTATGAAAAAACCAAAGAAGTCTACTAAGCCAAAGCCAGTTAAGAAGCCTAAACCTACTGGGTATTGAGGATTGTATAAATGACTAGAAAAAGAATGGTTGGCCCAGGTGGAGGAGACTTTGCCCCAAGCTTAACAACTGCTGGTGGAAAAATGGGCGGTGGCAAAAGTATTGTTACGGGGAAAAAAAGTACTGTCAAACATCCTCGCAGCGGTAAAGGAAAACGTAGCCGTGATGCTCTTAAAGGTGAATCGAAAGCGGGTTACCACGGTGAATCGTACAAGACGAGCATTAAAGTAAAAGTTAAATTTAAGGATGGAAGTATACACAGGGATGAAGTAAAGGGCATGAACGAAGGCCATGCTTTAGCAAGAGCCAGAAGCAATTGGCCTGGAGCCGCTGTTATTAAGGTGAAATGAAGCTTCCAAAGCTAAAAGTTGAAGACCCTATTGTAGTCGAGTGGCGAGATGCTGCTGACTTGGGGGATGAAAGCTGGACAGATTTGAAGGACGCGTTGAAGGATACCAAGGATATGCCGGTAAGGACGATTGGCTATTACCTTGGCGAGACAGATCATAATTTGTGGATGTTTAGCAATATAGAGACTCGCGATAAAGCTAATAAAAGTATCACAGGGAGAATGCAGATTCCCTTGGGCTGCATTAAGAAAATAATTAAATTGAGGAAATGAAATGGAGATGCTTACAGGTTTGCTGGACGACAACATGGCAGTGACTTGCGTAGCTTTTATGATTGCGCTTGCCAACATGGTGACGGCGATTATGCCGTCGGTTAAAGGTAACGAAGTTTACGACACGGTAATGCGCGTTCTGAACTGGGCTTCTTTGAATGTAGGTAAGAACAGAAACTCAGACGATCCAGAGCAGCCAACGAAAAAGTAATTGACTGATTCTGCTGCGAGGAAAGCAAGGCAGAAAATAATCAGCGACAGGTATTACCGAGAAAACGCTGAAAAGGTCAGAGCGGATAATAGGAAGTGGAAGCGAAGTCATCCGATTGAAGTTTTTAGGCAACGAGTAAAGCAAAGAGCAAAAGCGCAATCACTGGACTTTAATTTGGATTTGGAATGGTTTAAAGAGCGTATTGAACGGGGAGTTTGCGAAGCAACGGGATTGCCGTTTGTAGATTCCGACAAGCCAATGGCTCCTTTTACGCACAGCGTAGATCGCACTGACCCTGGTAAGGGCTACACAAAAGATAATTGCAAGATGGTCATTTGGATTTACAACGCAGCAAAAGGCAGTAACTCACATGAAGATGTAATGATTATGGCGAGGTCTTTATGTATTCAATCTTAGCAACTATTGTTTTGGGCGTAGGCGCAGTATTTTACTTTATTAGGATTGGCAAGAAGTTGCAGAAATCTTCTAGCCTGAAAGCAGCTTTAAATGTACACGGGAAAATCAATCGTGAAAAAGCAAAGCTTGAAAAAGAGTACAAAGAAAAATTGGCAAAGAAGGGTAAGGGTAATCCTCGCGATTTTTTTAACCGTCGGAATTAATGCCTGCTCGACTATGCCAGATAGTTTGAACCTGGCTTACCCGATTCGCCCTGTCGAGCCACAGCTTTATTTCCAAGATACTGGGCAGCATTGTTTAAAAGACGAGGAACTGGATGAATTATCCACTTACATTTTAGGTGTACAGAAATACCAGGATACGACTGAAGCTATTATTAATAGCGTTAATAATCCCTAGTGTTCTGACGGGAGGGCAGATAACTGCTTCGGAGGTATACGAGCAATGGCGAATGGAGATGCCAGGGTTTATTGAGCCGCCAATAGAATACATGATTGGCTGGAACCTAAACGAAGTCCCAGGTAACGCAACCATTTATTACGATCTAAACGGCGACAAGGTTCCTGAGTTGGTTTTTGCACATCCGATAATAGGAGTAAACCCAGCGCCAGATTGCCACGGGGGAGTAAGGGAGCAAGAGCAGTACAACACGCTTCTGACCACTTGCCCATCAGATGATGCAGTGGATTATTACGTTACTAAGCAATACACGATGTTCCGTTTGCTTAAAGAAAAAGTCTGGTCAAGAATTTTTAGAATGGTAGGTGACGATGGACGACATGCTGAAAGGTGCAAGGCTGATAGAAGAGAAGGTCAAAGCTTTGCGGCTCGAACCATTAGAGAAATGCGTGGACAAAGCTTCGAGCCAGAGTGTTCGGCAGCAGTTGATGACGACGTTTGAGCGTATCGGCGGCGAGCAGGCTTTTGCTGAATTTGTTAAGAAGGACGATAGAAACAAGAGAGAATTTTACGGATGGTGGTCGAAGCTTGCTCCGAAAGAAGAAGGCAACGTCGGCACTCAGATCCAGATAAACGTAATTAATTATAATGGCGAAACTGACAATACCGTACAACTTCCAGCCGCGCCAATACCAGATACCCCTCTTTAAGGCGTTTGACGCTGGAATAAAAAGAGGCGTGTGTTGCTGGCACAGACGCGCAGGAAAAGATAAATGTGGCTTGAACTTATTCATCAGAGAAATGTTCAAACGCAAAGGCCAGTACTACCATTTATTTCCAACCGCCCGACAAGCTCGCAAAGCTATATGGGACGGAATTGATAAAGACGGTCTGAAGGTGATGGATCATTTTCCAAAGGAGGTGATCGTATCTAAAAACGAGACTGATATGAAGATCACTCTTACTAACGGGAGTATCTATCAATTAGTCGGGACGGACATGGGCCTGGATTGGCTAGTCGGTACTAACCCTGTCGGCTTGCTCTTTAGTGAATATCCAATCATGTCACCGAAAGCTTGGGATTTTCTAAGACCTATTATCAGGGAGAACGATGGAATAGCGTTGTTTGTATATACACCGCGTGGTCAGAATCACGGTCATCGATTGTTTGAGATGGCTCAAAATAATGACCAGTGGTTTTGCTCAAAGTTGACGGTGGAGGATACTCTCCGCGACTCAGATGGTGAAGACGGTTCAAGGGTTGTAAGCGCAGAAGATTTAGAGGAAGAGCGTCGTGAAGGCATGGATGAGCAAATGATCCAGCAAGAGTATTACTGCTCTTTTCACGCTGCGATTCCAGGTGCTTACTTTGCTAAAGAAATGACTCGCATGGAAACAGACGGGCGAATCGGCAGAGTGCCTTGGGAGCCGAAGTTAAGAACGAGTACATATTGGGATTTAGGAATAGATGACTCGATGTCAGTGGTCTTCGCTCAACAACATGGTCAAGAGATACGCATTATTGACTACTACGAAGCGAGTGGCGAAGGTCTGCCGCACTTCATCAGCGAAGTTAAAAGCAGGCCGTATTCCTACGACAGCCACAACGCCCCGTGGGACATAGAAGTACGGGAGTTAACGACAGGCAAAACTCGCAGGGAAACGGCTCGCAGCTTGGGTATCAACTTTCGAGCAGGCAAGAAAGTGAATAAGAAGGAAGAAGCAATTGAGCAGGCAAGGCAATTGCTCAGTAGAACCTGGATGGATCGCAGGAAATGCGAAAGATTGATTGCGTCACTCAGGAACTACCACAAAGAGTATGACGACAAGAATCAAGTGTTCAAGGCAAGGCCGGTGCATAACTGGGCGAGTCATGGCGCGGATTCATTTATGGAATTAGCTATGAGCATCAGGCCAGAGAGAACAGAGCCGTTGCAAATGCAAGCAACTAACGTAGGAGATTTTATTTAATGGGCGCACCTTCACCACCACCAAGACCCGCACCGGCTCCAGCTCCAGCTCCAACTCCAAAGCCAGTGGCGGCCCCAGCAGAACCTGTTTCTCAGAGTACTGAAGAAAGGGAACAACGAGCAAGCAACAAACGCTCTGGCAGAAGTTCTTTAATTGTAAATCGGGGCGGCGCTCAAGGTTTGGGTGGCGGCGATGATAACGCTTCTATTAAGAAAAAAACTTTAGGGTAACGAAATGCACTTTTTTGATTTTATTGTTACAGGTTGTTTCGGTGGCGCACCGGCTTTACCTCCATTGCCTCCAGCTCCAGAGCCTTTGCCTGCTGTAGATGAGGGCAAGCAAGAAAGAGAAGACCGTATGAAAAAATTGTCTTCTAAAAAGAAAGGCCGAAGTTCTTTGATTACAAATCAAGGCGGCGCGGCAGGGTTGCAAGGCGAAGAAGATAGCTCTAAGAAAACGAAACTAGGCGGTAACTAATGGCAGTAAACGCAAAGCAATTACTAAGCAGAAACGAGCGGCTGAAAGAAGACCGTACTCTTTGGGATGGCTTCTACCAAGACGTTGTTGATTTTATGCGAATGGGTAAGCAGGCTCCTAACGAGCAGCGAGTCTCTGGTACTCAACGGCATAAGCATTACGACTCGACTGCCCCTCACGCTTCAAAGACTCTTGCTTTAATTATGGCAGAGACTCTTACCAGCAAAGCTATTCAGTGGTTCGGATTTAAGATTCCAGAGACAAGTGAGTTTGCTGAGTTGAATGACGACCAAGATGTTATGCGCTGGTTTAATGACTTGGCGCAAAGCGTTGGGTATGCGTTGAACCAGAGCAACTTCTACGTTGTCATTAATGAAGGTATGAAGACTTTAATTCATTCGCCACAGTCTGCCTATATATGGAAGAGGCAAGGCTTAAGCACAAAGGCTTTAACGGATTAAACTTTCGAGCGTTGCCAATTAGTTCGTATGTGTTTGCTGAAAGCGAATCTGGATTAGTTGATACAGTATTTTGGGAATATGAAAGAACGGCTAGACAGATGGCGCAGCAGTTTGGTGAGAAGAATATTCCAGACGCGGTTCGCAAGTCTTTAGAGAAAAATCCTGACGATACATTTAATTTAGTTCGAGTGGTAGCACCCGTTGAAGATATTGGCGCAAAGGTTGCGAGTAAATTTGAATACGCTCACGTTGATATATTTAAAGATATGTCGATGGTATTAGACCAGCGCGGCTACCATGAAAATCCTTACATGGTCGGACGTTGGGATAAAGCGTCTGGAGAAACAAGAGGACGCGGCCCTGCCATGATAGCGATGGATGATATTAAATCGCTCAACCAATTAAGAAAGCTTGAACTGACTGGCTTAGAGAAAGCAGTCAACCCTTCCATACTAACTGGCGAAGAAGGTTTTATCGGCAACGTCAAGTTAGGCGGTAACTCCATTGTATATTCGCGTGACCCACAGAACGTAAGGCTATTGCCTACAGAATTGCGACTCGACCTTTCTTCGTTGAAAGCTGGAGAGCTTCGCCAGGGTATTCGCGATATGTATCTGACGGATCAATTGAACTTGCCTAGCAGCTCGCGCATGACAGCAGAAGAAGTTATGACCAGGCGCGGCGAGATGGAAAGGCTACTTGGCCCGACGATAGCAAGATTTGAAACTGAAGTTCTTGGGCCAATGCTTGAAAGAGCAGTCGGCATTATGTTAAGAGCTGGAGCTATAGCTACCCCGCCAGAAGTTTTAACTGGCTTGGACAAAATTGACATTGAGTATGTAGGGCAATTAGCTAGAGCGCAGAGAATTACAGAAGTGCAATCAATGCAAAGCTGGCTAGGGATGTTAGCGGAGTGGGGGCAACTTGATCCAGAGGTTATGCAAATTCCTGATCTACCCGCTATGGCGAGGTTGGCAGCGCCAATCTTGGGTGTTCCTAAAAAGGGAATACGAGGCGCGGCTGAAACTCAAGAAAAGATCGCAGAAACTAAACAGAAAGAAGCAGCGATGCTCCAGCAACAACAAGCGGCCCAGATCGCGGAGTCGGCTGGCAAGGCAGCGCCTGCAATGAAAGTCTTACAAGAGGGAGCGGCAAATTTAAGTGACGAAGACAAACAAGCACTCGTCCAGCAATTCGCAGGACAAGGATAGCGATAAGCTGTTACGAGTTTTTAACGAGACATTCAAAAGCCAAAGTGGCGCTGTAGTCTACAAGTATCTTGAAGATGCTTATAACAACACATCCAGTTTTGTTCCTGGGGAACCTGAGACTACAGCTTATAACGAAGGTTGCCGTGCCGTGTTTTTGCAAATAAAACACAACTTGGAACGCTGGGAAAACAGAGGGTAACAAATGAGTGAAGAAACGATAACCTCAGAAGTAGAGGCCGTGGAATCAACCGAAGCAGCAGAAGAAACAGTAGAAGAAGTAGCAGAGAAATCTTGGCGGGATGAATTGCCAGATGACTTGCAGGGAGTTAAAACCTTGGAGAAATTCAAGGACGTTTCAGGTCTAGCTAAAAGCTATGTTGAAACGGAACGGTATTTTGAGGGAGCGGTACGCATCCCAGAGGAAAATGCATCCACCGAAGAGTGGGAGCGGTATTACACAAAGCTGGGTCGTCCAGAACAGGCAGATGGCTACGAGTTTGAGAAAGTTGAGTTGCCAGAGGGCATGAGCTACGACGACAACTTTGAAAAAGCTTTTCTCGATAAAGCTCACACAGCAGGCTTGAACAACAAGCAAGTTAGCGAGCTGTATTCTTGGTGGAACAGTACAAGCAAAGATATGTACGTTGAAGGCCAAGTGGAATCTGAGAATACAATTCAGCGAGCAGAGATAGAATTGCGAGCAGATTGGGGCAGGCAATATGATGAGAAGCTTGCTGGAGTCCAGCGGTTGGTTGATAAGTATGCTGATGGAACCTGATAAACAATTTATGGAAGAGTCAGGTGTGGGCAACAACCCTGGCTTGGCCCGATTCTTGGATCGACTTGCTAAAGACTTTGGCGAAGGCCGTCATCTGGGTGATCCAAAAGTCAATGCCTTTACTGATCCTGAGTCGGCTCAACTCGCTA